GCAACGCGACTTGCGCATTCATGCCTGCTCTGTCAGCCTCATTGTGAATTCGAATCACCGGAAGCGCGTACCATATGGCGTCAAGCTGCTCATCCGTCAGCGCCGCATCCTTCCCGGCGTCCGCACGCTCCTGACTCGCGCCTGCTGCTGCCAGATCGCCAGACTGGCCTTCAGTGCTGAACGACTGCCCCGCGCAGTCAACGTTATGCAGCCCGCTGCAATTCATCGTGCAGCCTGTCCCGCCGCAGTCGAAACAATCGTTGTGCGCTTTGACAATGGCGCTTACTGAGTCGCTCATACTTTCATCTCCGCCAAGGTATGCGACCACATCTCGACCCTGAACAATCGACCAGCCACGTTGAGGATGCGAACCGTGCCAGCGCTCTATCCACGGCTGCGCCCCCGCTGTGTCGCCGTCCGCACGCTCAGGCGTAGGGGCGGCGAGATATAGCGGACGGCTCCGGGCGTTAGGGTCGAATTCCTCGGAGAAGTAATGGCCCAGTTCAGGTTCGTCCGGCCAATCCACAAGCCACGCCACCGGCTGCGCCTCACGCGGTGCGCACTCGGCTTGCGGGGCGTCGATAGTCACGCCGGGGTTTCCTTGCAGATCGGTTGCGCCTGATCCAACGACCGGAAACACATACGCCACCGCCTCACGCGGTGCGCACTCGGCTTGCGGGGCGGTGTAGACGATACGACGCCACTGCGCACCGGTGCGAGCGTATGCGTCCTCATCGCAATCCATCCACATGCCGGGCGCGTGCTTTACCTGATACACCGCCTCACCCTTGCCGATGACTTGCGGGGCTGTGAAACAATCCTCTGTCGCGAAGAATCCCCCGCCGTATTGCGGGTGGTGAAATTCCACTAGGTCGCCCATATTGACCATGCGAATGTCACTCTCCACCGTCTCACCCTTGCCGCCATCGGCTAGAAGGGCGCGCAGGCGATTCACTTCTGCCGCCATCTCTCGACCGGCTTCTTGCCAGCCCACGATTTCAGAATCCTTGCCGCCATCGGCGCGGGACAGCGCGGCTCGGGCTTGCCATGCCGTCCACCACGCCGAAACAGTCAGGTCTTTGTACCAAAGGTGCGGATGGTCACGCTCCAGCATGTGTTCGCGCCCAGACGCGGAAACCCACGCCTCGAACGCTTCCCGCTCCGCATCGTCTGCCGCGCGTTTGTTGTCTTCCATTTCCGCTCCTTGTATGTACGGCGCGATGCGCCACAGTGTCTGTCTGCTTTGAGTACGACCGAGGCGCTATAACCTGGCTCGGTCGTGTTCGAAGATGGCGGCCACGGAACGTGACGGGCGTAATAATAAGAATCGCGTCGATGTGTGCATGTGGTTCCTTTCCGTTGTTATTTTTTAATGCCCGTCGATGCGGGCTTGTGTGCTTAGATCGAGAATTCGTGCGTCTTCAGGAAGGCGACTTCTTCGTCGCTCGCCATGCAGACGGCCATCATGTGCTTGTCGAGATACTTCTGAAGCTTGACGCGGTTAGCTGCGGTCGGTGCTGCGCGGAAGGCTGCGATGAACTTTCTCATGATGTTCTCCGGTTGGTGTGTGATCCAACTACCGGAGTAATACTACATTGACAGTATCACTAACGCAAGCGCTAAATCGACTATTTCCGCACGGTCATGCAAAGTTCACGATGGCGCGCGTTCTGCGCTTCATATCCAGTGAGCGTAGCCTTCATCCATGCGGGCGTTTCTCCGCGCGTCGTCTTGCGTGCGATTGCTTCCTGTAACTGCTCACCTTCGAGCAGGGCATATTTGATGCGCGATTGGCTTGCGTTGCGCCATACGATGCCGCGCTCGACGAGCGCATGCAGGGTATCGCGCACAGCAGCGCGCGGACGGTCGTGCAGCAGGTTCATCACCTGGTCTTGCGTGTATTCGTAGTTCTCGACCATCGCCGAGATCAGTTCTTCTTGCGAGACAGTTTCGGACTGGCGGCCAGCGGAAAAGGCGACGTTTTTCATGCTGCTTCCTTGTTCATTTTGCGAGCGCGGATCGGCTCCCATTGTTCGTATGCGCGGCCCCATGCGGAGAATTTCTCTTCGCGCGACGCTTTGCCTGCATCGATCCAGGCATGGCATGTGAAGCAGCCTGGCACGGTGAAGGTGTGTGCGGCCTTCAGTGCGCCGCCCTTGCCATGTCGCGACTGGTTACTGTGCGCCGGGACTACGGTGTCCCATCGGCCGCAGCAGACGCCTTCTATGCGCAGATAACACGGCTCCCCGCGACAGGCCGCCAGATACTTCGAGCCTTCCTCGACGGTCGGCTTCTTCGTGCGTCGGCGCAGTGTCGTCTTGCGATCGGCCAGCGCGAACGGCTTCGGCTCGGGGCGCTTAAAGCCAGTTCGCTTCATCGGGGCCGAGCGCTTCATTGCGCCGCCCACATCAATTGTGCGAACGGATTGAACGCGCCATGCGCTCGAACGGAATCCTTCGCGCGGATCGTGGCACGCATCTTTTCCCGATAGCGCGCGGCATTGACGAGCGGATCAGCAGCGGGGCGCTTTGCGTTCTTGCCTTCGCCTGCCTTGTAACGCGGCTTCGGAGCCTTCTTCGTCTCCGTTTCAAGCGTCGGAATCCACGATGCGATATGGATAAGCTTCTCGTCCCGCAGACGCGCCAGAATGCGGTATGCGGTCGTTAAGTCGAAGTGCAGTTGTTCAGCCAGCATATCGGCCGTCATCAGGTCATACGGGCTACGCTTCGACTTGATGGCTTCCAGTACGCGGCGATGGTTGTGCCGGCGCGGATCGTTGATGTCGTATTTGCTCATAGTACTTTTGCCTCTGCACGCCGGTTCGCTTCCAGCGTTCTCCACGTTTCAATTCGGGCTTGCGCAGCGACGATGCGCCAGCGCAACGTTTCTTCTGCTTCGACGGCTGCCGACAGCGCGACTAGCAACTCGTGATAGTCCGAATCGGCATAAGCCTCGCGTTCCTGCGATGCCGCGGACTTGTGTCCTGCTTCCTCTGCGGATCGCATCAGAATGGCTTTCTTCGACTTGCGGAATTCTTCGAGATAGACGCGCTCGGCTTTCGCTTTGGCATATGCCGGCGCCTGGTCGCGTAGATAGTCGAGCGCGCGGAAGATATTGATTTCGCCTTCTTCTGTCATCACGCTCTCGCGATCATTACCAAACACTCGCCGCCCTTGACGATCGGACCGCGCGTCACGAACAGCTCGTCGATCTGCTCGTCGTCATCGAATACGCCGGCATGCTCCAGCGCGTCATTGAGCGCCTTGAGACGGTTGTCGAGATCGGCCGCCCTTCGATCGCGCATGGACAGCTTCACGGCCATGAACAGGCGCGAGGAACCGAACTTGATCGCGTTGTGCTCGGCGACGATCTCGGCGACGCGCTGGCGGAAGGTCTTGCCTTCCTGGCTGATATACATTCCCCTTGGCGACTTCCTCCAATAGCTGTTCACCGAAGGGGGAAGGGGAAGCGTCAGGAACTGCGCTTCGCCAGATAACTGTTGGTCGGTCATGCTGCGTTCTTAACCTCGTGAGAGCAAATCGAATGCTGCTGCTGCCACTCGCGGAACTTGTCCGTTTCCAAGGGCTTTAATTCTGTCCACCCGATGGGCCAGCCCATCAGCCACTCGACCCACGTCGGGTTCAACAGGCCACCCACGATATGAGGCGGGTTCTCGCCGGCCGTGCTTCCTGTCCGCTCCAGTCGAGAGCGGCCTATCCCCCTGTAGTCGCGAGCGCATGGTGTCGGCCACGACTTCACGGCCAGGGTCAGTGGCGTTCCGCCCTGTGCATACCTCTTGCTGCGCTCGGTCCCGCTGTCGCACGTCGGCGTCGGCCACAATCCAGATGCGCTCACGCAGATGGGGAGCGCCGGAATCGGCCGCAGATACGACTCCCCATTCAGCATCGAACCCCATCGCGGCCAAGTCTCCAAGAACTCGTCCGAGTCCGCGAGAAGTGAGAATTGGGCTGTTTTCCACGAGGACGCATCGTGGTTGTACCTGGCGAATGATCCGAGCCATTTCTGTCCAGAGCCCGCTTCGCTCTCCGTCCAACCCGTCGCCAGCTCCTGCGATGCTGATGTCCTGGCAAGGGAAACCTCCCGAAACCACATCAATAGATCCTCTCCACGGACGCCCATCAAAGGTTCTGACGTCATCCCAAATCGGGAAAGGCGGGAATGTTCCGTCGTTTTGTCGGGCCAGTAGAACGCTTCGGGCGTAGGCGTTGTATTCGACGGCGCAGACGGTGCGCCATCCAAGTAAGTGGCCTCCGAGAATCCCGCCACCAGCGCCCGCGAAAAGTGCCAGCTCATTCATTCATTCCTCGTTGTTCTTATGCGCGCTTGTCGCTTTTTATGTACTTCCAGATTTCCGTCTTCGCCGTCTCTGCCACCTGATCGCCGGCCTCCTTCCGCACTCGCTCGACGATCGCCTTCGCCGCCCCGTAGTCGCCTCGTCGTCCGTCGCGTACCGCCTGCATGAACGAGGCTAGGCATTGCTCTCGCGTCAGCACCACGGAATGTCCGCAAGGCTGACCGTTCGACGGATGAACCAGCAGCCGCCAGCGTTGCCGTACTCTGTGTAAGCCGATAAGTGAGGCAGGATGACGGTGTGCATGGCGGGCTCGGTTATCGAATGTCGAGACGTTGGCCGCGGACCAAGCTGCATCCCGGCACTTCGAAGCCATCGGAAAGCGCCTTCTTGATAAGCGCCTTATCTGGAGCAGGGGCGGGCGGTTGCGGGTCGGTCTTGTAGCTCGCCGGGATCAACGACTCGTCGCTGATCTGCACGCTCGGCGGGTTCTGAGCGATCTTGATCTTGAAGAACGGCGTGTCGATCTTGTCGCGGCCCGCCAGTTGCAGCCCGTCGAGCAGGTACTTGCGGATGCGTGCCGCGCGGTTTTCCATCGCCTTCGCGCGCTCGGTCATCGCTTTCGCGTGCTCTTTGATCTGCTCGGCGGTCGCTTCCAAATTGCGGCACACGAAAGCCGTATTCATCGCCTTCGTTTCCAGATCGCCGCTGATCGCTTCCAGCGTGTCGGCGAACGTCTGGTCGTCTAGATCCAGGTCGACCAGCTTTGCCGCGTCTGCGCGGTACTCGCTGGCAATTTCGAAGAGGTTCATGTCGGTTCCTTGTTATCCGTTCACTGCATCGGTTCAGCAATAATAACGCGAAAATATCCGATTACTGGATCGCTTACGCATAAAATTTAGCTATGATCAGACGTGTCCGATCAAGTTCTTGCTTCTCGCGAAGATCCAGAATGAGGCGCAGCGAGTCACGCCTAAACGTCGACTCGGCGATGTCGATCTCAGCCTGGCGGATCTGCTCGCGGATGTGCGACAGCGGAACGATGGTGACGGGCAGGGTGTTGTCTAACTGGCTCATGATTGCTCTCCGGTTGCTTTGGCGATTGCGGCGCGCGTCTTTTCGATCGCTGGCTTCCAGCCATAGTCCCGCGACTGAGCGTTGCCCGACTCAACCATTTCGCGTTCGAGCAAGATCAGCGCTTCCAGCAAGTCAGGCGCGGCGGCGATCAGGCGGGCGTTGGCGTCCATGTGCTCCGGTGTTGCTGTTTGCCCGCACCAAGCAACCTCTTGAAGCATTCCCCCGCCAATTCGCGCATCAATGAAGCAACTCATAGCCGTTTTCTTTACGGACCACGGTCCCGGCGTGTGTTTCGTGCTCATGCTTTCTCTCCTGTGAGGCCGCGCCACTCGAAGCCACCATTCATGGTGGCCTGTGCGCTAGGGTGATGTTTGCAGGACTCGGCGCCTTCCGGCGTCAGTGCGGTGCGACTCCATCGCGAGCCGGTCCACCAGGAATACCACTTTACGATCTTCCCGTTGCGTCGCAGCCTTACCTCGTATGCGCCGACGTGAACGGGCGTAACGTGCTTCGGAAACCAATCACTCTCTGCTCCCATGCTTTCCCCCTTGGGCGCCGCCAGCTAGGCCAGCGGCGAGTTGTCGTTATCAGAACGGGATCGAATCGTCGTCGAATTGATCGTCAGCCGGCGCCGGTTGTTTTGCCTTCGCCGGCCGTGCCGCCCGCTCCGGCTGTGCGCCGCCGGTATCGCTGCCGCGGCCGCCAAGCATCTGCATCTGGTCCGCTACGATCTCGGTCGAATACTTCTCGACGCCCGCGTTGTCCGTCCACTTCCGGGTGCGGATCTTCCCTTCGATGTAGACGGATGAACCTTTCTTCAGGTACTGGCTGACGATCTCTGCCAGCTTCCCGAAGAACGACACGCGATGCCATTCGGTCGACTCCTTCATTTCGCCGGTGGACTTGTCCTTGTAGCGATCGGTCGTTGCCAGGCGGATGTTCGAAACGGCGTCGCCGCTCGGCAGATACTTCGTTTCCGGGTCGGCGCCGAGATTGCCGACGAGAATTACCTTGTTCACTGATGCCATGACGTTTCCTTATGCGTGGGCGGGTTCAAGAGCGGCCTTGCGCTCGTCGTATTTGGTTTGGAGTCGGGTGCGCTGCTCGGCCGTCGCGCGCTTCCAGGCGCCGCCAAAGATTCCCTTCAGCGCTTCAAGGTCGTCCGCGTCGTTGAGCGCGGTGATGCAGTCGACAATCTCGCTCTCTGGCATTGCGGGCGCTGCGGGGCGGGCGACAGGTGCGCGCGTCGTCACTTCGTGCGTATGCGCGTCGGTGTCGTTGTCGCCTTCGGTCGGGATAGCGAAGGCTTGGAACGCCGCATATTTGTACGCGGCGCTCATTGCCTTGTTGGTCGCCTTATCGCCGGAGTCCATCGCTTCACCGAAGGTCCGCACGGTATGGCGCGATCCGTCTTCGGCCGAAACGAAATCGAATTCAGCTTCGACCGTCACGTAAAACAAGGCGCCACCGTTCTTGCTCAGACGCTCTTCGCAATTGCGCGAGAGCATGCGCGGCAGGATGCACAGGCTGTGCGTCGCCAGCAGGGGAGACAGCGCGTTATATACGTCGTCGATGCCGCGGAAGTTATAGCCAGATCCTTGCGAGTTCCGGCGATCCTTCGCGATCCCCGTCCGCGAGAGATCGAACTGCACTCGGTTGATTGCTTCGTACACTTTTGCTGTTGTCATGTTCTTTCTCCAGTTCGTATTGCTCGTGTTCTTCGGATTCGATCTGCTGCTGCCACTCGGCGCCCGCGCTCACTGGAAGGCTCCAAGGTTCTGCGCTGCTGACCACGCTCCATAACCAAGCGTGAGGACAGCCGCGATCAACGTTTCAATTACGGTTCGCATGGCTGATCTCGTCGATCTGGTCACGCAGGACGCGCGCACGATTCACAAGGAGGGCGAGCCAGCCATCGGCGGCGGCTTCTGGATACTTCGCAGCGAACACCGGCCATTCCAGATCGAGGTTCATCAGAAGGGCGTACATGTCTGGCGCTTTCTCGGCGATCTGCACCTGGCGGTGGATCTGGACAAGCTCGGTGATCGGACAAAGGTGCTCTTCACCGGCTTTGCGCAACTCGGCCATGAAGACCGGTTGCGGGATGCTATCAACCATTGGATCAATGGCGGACAAATTTTTTCGCGCAACAGGCGACTGCTGCGGGCGAAATCCAGTGATGGAGTGTAATAAGCCTTTACGCGCTTGGTTCAGAGTCATGATTCGGTTCCTTTCCGTTTTTGTGGTTGTGTGCTGCTGTGACTAAATAATACGGCGACAGTATCGGTAACGCAAGCGTTTATTGGATATTTTTCGTGCGTTTTGCCACATCCGGCTTTGGAACCGGGATCGACCAGGCGCGCGCGGTGACATTGAGGAAGATCCACCAGATCAGAGCGGGGCTCATGCGGCCTCCAATACTTGGCCCATCAGCCGCGCACGGCACACGGCCTGCATTGCAGCCAGCGTTTCCGCGCCCTTGTAGACGCTCTCACGGTGTATCTTGACCAGCGTGAACACGACGCCTATGCGCTTCTTCTGATCGTCGCCTAAGCTCTGTACGCGCCCCTGACTGAGCATCACGCCGATGGATCGGCTGATGTTGTACATGCACGTTCCAGTCTGGTCGGCAATTTCCTCGGGCGTGGCGCCGTTCGGCTTGTCGTCGAGGTATGCAGTGATAACGGCCATCGACATTACGCTGCCTCCAGGTTGTCGAGTCCGCCGACGTCGCGCGATTGCTTGCGGTGGCTTTCCCAATTGAAAATGACGCTCACACCGGACTCGCTCAGACGGTCCCAGAACCGTTCGCCGAGGTATTGCTTGACGTTAGCGCCATCGAGGTTCGTCAGCAGGATGGTGGGCTTGCAGTTCAGCCGGCGAGCCTCTAGCAGCTCGTGCAACGTGCGCTGTTCGTCGTCGGTCCCTCGTTGCAAGCCGACTTCATCGAGGATCATCAGGTCGATGCTTTCGAATTGCTTCAGCATCTGCTCTTCGCTGATCTCGCTCGACTTCGCCCATGTTCCGCGAATCTTGGTAAACAAGCGGGCGGTCGATGTGAAGTAGGCGGTATGGCCTCGCGCCATCAGTTCGTTGGCGACAGCGCAGGCAAGGTGCGATTTTCCTGTCCCTACCTTCCCCATGCCGAGCAGGACAGTTCCAGATTTCAGGTGGTTTCTGAAGCCCATAGCGAAAGCATGAAAGCGTTCCCATGCCCGTTCCTGCGCACTGGACTTCACTTCATAGTTGGCAAACGTGCGATCGCGGAACAGGGCAGGGATGCCGGCCTGATCCAGACGCGCTTCAATCTTCGCCTGGCGCTCGGCTCGTGCCTTTGCTTCCATCGCAGCAGACTCGCGATCAGCATCCTCCTGTGAGCATGCAGGGCAGCGCTCGACGCGGATCGTCTTGAATCCAAGGTCGATAGAACGGATGGCGAACTGTCCGTGTGTAGGGCAGCTTCCAACATCGGATG